CCGTTCAGCGCTTGGATGGGAGATTAGCATTATTGGAAGGTGACTTTGCCCGGTTTGATTCAACAATACACCGTCGTCTACTCGAATTAGAAGCCAATATTTACAAACATTGTGGCTGTTCTGACCGAGCGTATGCTGCTTTCACGTCCTGTATTTTAACAAAAGGACGTGATAAGTTTAATTCAACATACGAAGTTGATGGTGGTCGTCATTCCGGTGATCATAATACATCGTGTGGGAACACATTATTGCAAATTTTGGCCATTATGTTTTGTATGGCAATGCATGATGCTGTTCTCAATGATGCTCTTGTTCTTCTCAAACCATCACAAATAATTGAGAAGTATGACCTCACTTTTCTTGGTTTGGGCGACGACAATTTGATCGCCTCCCTTTCATCCTTTCTTGCAGGCACTGCTACCACATCAGCGCTGCCTTTAGCACCTATGTTACTAATGTTGGGGCTTGAGTTGGAGCCTAAGCTCCATGCAACAGAGGATGCCAAATACCACGCTACGTTTTGTTCGTCGCGGTTTTGGCCAGTTGAAGGTGGGAAGACAGTTTTGGGCCCTGGTGTTGGCCGTGGATTGGCACGAGGTTGCTGGTATGTCAATGCTCCTAAGCATGTTGACATAAAATCCATGGTACGTGGTGACTCCATTGGGCGTATCCAAGATTGTGCTTTTATCCCTTTCCTACGCCGACTTTGGCGCCGTAATCATGAATTGACACGTGGATCAGATGTTTTCATGTCTCGTGAACAACGCCGGGTCCATCACCATAATAACCATGCCGCTGAAACGCATCAAGCGTGTTTGGAAACATGGGTTATGATGGACAAAGTCTATGGTCTCACATTAGAACAAGAGGCCACGTATGGTAGTATGTTGGACAGTGTTGTGTCCCTTCCTGCTATAGTCAATTACGAGCCAACTCGTTTTGCTATGCAAGTTGACGGTGTAGCTCCTGGTTCTGAAGAATTGGATTATGAACCAGTAGAAACCTCACCAGCATTGGATGATAGATTCCATGTTCGTGTGGGCAGTTATATCCGTTCTATACTAAAGCCCACTCGTCAAGTGCGTTTTGATACTATTGCTGAAGAATCTGACTCCTCTGTGGAAATGAGTGAATCAAGTTCATCCGAATCACTTGTGTCTAACAGTGATTCTGATTATTCTGACTTAAAT